ATTTTCTGCTTGACTTCGACCGTGTTTTTTCATTTCCGCAACGGAAACTGATTCGCGCCCTGCCTTAGCCTCTCCAAAATCCTATGACGATTCCGGGGTTGACCGTGTTTTTAAAATTTTGTAGAAAACACAGAAATCCATGTGTTTTTTGAAAGGATGAAACCATGAAGACCAAAGGTTCCCGCGTAGACAAGGACGGCAACAAGCGTTGCGCCAAATGCGAGCAAACGAAACCGCAAGAAATGTTCAGTCGAAACAGGACCGCCCCAGATGGGCGTGAGCACTACTGCAAAGAGTGCAAGAAGAGGCAGGTTGGAAAATGGCAGGAGAGAAACCCCGATTACCAAAAACAATGGTATGCGGAGAAAGGACGAGAGTATGCGCGTCAGTATTACCATGAAAATAAAGAGGCTATTCGCTCTACAAATAGAATTGCTAATAAGGATTGGAGAGAGAAGAACAGGTCACGTAAAGATGTTCAGGAGAAGCGTAACGCTTACAATGCCGAAAGGAATAAGGCTAAGAAGGACCGAACACCACCTTGGCTGACGCGAGAGCAAAAGAAATTAATACGCTCATTTGAGGTGGAAGCCCGCAGATTAACTGATGAGACTGGTATCCTGCATCATGTTGATCACATCGCACCGACACTGGGCGCAAATATATCAGGTCTTCATGTTCCGTGGAACTTACAGATCATCACCGCTGAGGATAACGTGAAGAAATCTATAACCTATGATGACAAAGACGCTTGGCCGGAGGACATCCAGATGCAAATGCGACATGAGCGGTGGGATGCAGAAAGGCACGGTGAGTGAAAATCCAAAAACCAAACCACGAAATTTTTTTCTAGTAAAATCAAAAATTCCATGATAGAGAGAATCCAGAAAGGAGAACCCCGATGATTAAACCCCTCCTCCTACCCCTGCTCCTCGTTGCCACACCGCTCCATGCAGAGAACATCAAGAAGTGGAGTTTTGCATTAACGTCTACCGAGGCACCGTCTTATGTGCATCTGCACGAGCCTATGGTGTCTGGCGCTGTGGCGACTGTTACGTTCAGGAATGCGAATGTGCATTCAACGGATGAGACGTTCACGCTGACTTACGCAGGGCTGGATGTCTACTTCCTGTTTGACTGGCAATACATGGGCACACAGGATGAACGGCTGACAGTAGAGCCTCCGCCTGGTTATGTTGCTGTGCCGTATGAGATCGTCGTGCCTGAGAACGGCGTTGACTATGTGCATATCTACAAGTGGGAGGGGATGTGATGCCAAACCACCCTAAACCGATCACGATACGGGGCACCACCTACCGCTCCAAGGCCGACGCTGCGAAGGCTCTGGGCATTACTTATGATTCATTGCGCAGGGCAATCAATGATGGAAGGCTCGATACGGTAGGGCTTAATCCTCGTGGAAAAAATCATGGACGCAAGGTGCGTTTCGATGGTAAGCGGTATCCATCTATCTACGCTGCTGCCAAGGCGAATGGCGTCAGCTATCCAACAATGAGGGATTACTTGAGCAAATGATGAGTTTTGATGACATGCTGGCAAGGGCAAATCCGGGTGACGAGATCATCTATCACCGTGGGTTCCATTGTCTTGACCTGACGGGTGAGCGCCGTAATGCGCAGGCCAAACAGGCTTGGGATGCGTATATGCGCGGCGATGTGTTGCTATATCAGCGGCGCGTCAAGCGGTTTCGCCTTGAGTATTGTGCACGAGTAATTCGATGACCTGGCCCCATACCTTGATGATAGCTTACCTGATGCTCGGCATCATCGGTGATACCTATGAGCATAAAGATAACCGGAGCAAGCCCTTTTGGGCTGGCCGAATCATTGGGCATGTGCTTAACATCGCGTTCGTGTCTTGGATACTGCATTGGGGAGGGTTCTGGTGAAACGATTCTGGCATTGGTTCTACGCTGAACTGCCTGCGTACTATTCGATACCGATCATTGCGTTGGCCGTGGCTGTTGTGTGGAGGTTGGTGAATGATTGAGAAAACAGTTCTTGATTTATTCGCCGGAATAGGTGGGTTCAGCCTTGGGCTTCATCGCGCCGGAGGGTACCGCACTGAGATGTTCTGCGAAGTTGGAGACTTCCAGCAGTCTGTACTCTGCAAGCATTGGCCTAATGTTCCGATCCATGCTGACATAAGTACGTTGAACGGAAAAGAGATGAAAGGAAGGATAGATGTCATCACAGGCGGATTCCCGTGCCAAGCGCACTCAACAGCAGCTCACGGTCACAATACAGCAAAGGACTGGTGGCCAGAAATGGCAAGAGTGGTCTCTGAAGTGCACCCAAGATACGTCATCGCAGAGAATGTGCAAAGAAAACCAATCGCAATCGCCGCAGATTTCTTCTGTTCCTTGGGGATGCAGTGTGACGTATTCAATTTACCTGCATCTGCAATCGGGGCTGACCATGAGAGAAGTCGTTGGTGGGCCATTGCACACCCCTACAAGAACGGCGAACTTCCGCGCTACGTCCATGCAGAAGCATCCAGGATGTGCAAGATACGCGAAAGCATTTGGGGAGCGGAAAATTACAGGGCCGCAATTTGCCTTTCTGATGGGATACCCCGCAGATTGGACGATATAAAGGCTTATGGGAACGCTGTCTTACCACAAATACCTGAGATTTTTGGCAGGGCGATAAATCAAATGGAGGCGCTATCATGACTACACGCGAACGAGACGAGCGCGACTTGGCTATTCTGCGTGACTACGAAGCAGGATGGGCGGTCAATGACCTTGTGCGCAAATACAAGAGCACAACACCGTATGTGAAGCGACTGATTGAGGAGGCGCTCGATGCCGAAGATTGATATTGACTATGACACGCTGGATGGGATCGTGAGGGCTGGACTAAAAGATATGCTGGAGCTGATGATAGACGGCTATCAAACAGCGAACAATGAGGAAGACAAGGAGGGGTATAAGAATGACATCAAGGCAATCGAACGTGTCATCAGAATTTACGAAGCTTGACCTGCGTGAACTTGGTATGGCCATCGCCAGTGCGCATGATCTGCTGTTTGACACTGTTGTAGCAGCCGATGAGGTGGCCAAGGATGACGATGAGTTCTTCACGGCTATCTGCATCAGTGCGGATCTGGATATGCTGGTAAAAGGTCAGCGTGACGGCCCTGTGGTGCTGGTATGAACCTGACAGAGAGCGACTACTACACAGCAGCTTGTCTGGATACTGCCTATGAAGGATTGAGCGTCGAGGCAGTGGCAGCGGCGTATGACGTGGCATGTAACGGCGAGAGTTTCTTCTATGCGGTGCAGGCGGCTGTTAGGCTGAAGGAGATTTGTGATGCTAACTGGCGCTGACCTCGAACGCCCAAGACTCCTCATCCTTGGCTATGCCAGGCACGGCAAGGACACCGTTGCAGAAATGCTACACCGTAAGCATGGCTTCAGGTTCATATCGTCCAGTGAGTTCGTAGGACGCGAGTGCATTTGGGGTGAGTGGGGGCAATTTCACTACGACAGCTTTGCCGAGATGTTCGAAGACCGCATCAATTGGCGGGAATTGTGGATGAGCATGATTGCTGACTACAACACGCCTCAGAAGGACAGAACTGCCAAGACCATGCTTGGTAGAGGTTATGATCTCTATGTCGGCATGAGGCGATACGATGAACTGGAGGCTAGTCGTGATCTATTTGACTACATCATCTGGGTGGATAGATTTGCTTTTCTGCCTCAAGAAACTGGTAGTATGGACATCACACGGGAGAATGCGGAACCAGACTTCACAATCGACAACAATGGGACGCTGGAAGCGTTAGAGCGAAACGTAGACAAAATGATGGAGGAAATACTGTGATGCGAAAAGGACCGAACCCTGAGCGCAACCAAGAAATATATGAAGCTAGGCAGAACGGCGAGATGTACACATCTATAGCCGCACGTCATGGTATAACGCCTAGCCGAGCAAAGGTAATTCATGACGATTACGCAAGGATGCTTAAATACTCAGATGATCCGAATCCAGAAGAAAAATATCTCGTCATCATAAAAGGCAGCGTATCGACGATAGCAATAAAGGAAGTTGACCGCGTATATAAGGATTACGAGCCAAAAGTTGTGTTCTGGAGGAACATAGGTTCTAAAAAAGCGTCAACTGTTAGACTTGATAAACAGAAGATAATCTACAAATCAGGATCCCTTGAAGAAGCAGAGAAATTCGTAGATTCCATTCTGGATGCTGTTCAGGAGGAAGAGCGAAGGCATGAACTAGCGATGAACCGAATACTTGCGCCTGTAATGTGATGATCCTATAATCCAACCACTGTCCTTTCTGTCTCAACTCAACCCGCCCTTTGTGGCGGGTTCTTTTTTGTGATAGGCTGAAGCATACACAAGGAGAAACACCATGTTCACGCCTATCATCCTCGCCTGCACAGCATCGACTTGCATTGGTGTCGCTGGCCCAGCCTATCCAGATGAAGAAACCTGCAAACGCTCCGCAATGGAGCAGGGAGTGATGTATGTGCAACAGAACTTTCCCGGCTATCAGCCTATTGATTACAAGTGCATTTCTTGGGGTTCTGACACGTAGATGCAACTAACCCCCGAACAGATACGCGAAGTCGGCCCAGAGGCGCTCCAGAAAATCCGAGCAGAACTTGCACGGCGATCCTTGCTGGAGTTCACTCAACAAGCATGGCCGATACTTGAACCCGGCGTAAAGATGAAGCAAGGCTGGGCGCTGGAAGCTATATGTGAGCACCTTGAGGCTGTAATTCGTGGCGACATCAAGCGTCTGGTGATAAATATCCCGCCTGGCGCATCAAAGAGTCGTCTTACTCGCGTGATGATGCCTCTTTTTATCTGGACGCACAAACCTTGGGCGAGAATTATCGGTGCTTCATACGCGCTAAACCTGTCTGAGCGGGATAACTACTACGCTCGGACTGTTTTGCAGACTGATTGGTATCAAAAGAACTTCGGAGTATCCATCTCGTCGGAGCAGGGTGCGAAAGTGAACTTCGACAATACCAGTATGGGCGGGCTTAGAGCCATCTCCGTTGGCGGTGCAACGACAGGTTTCCGTGGTGACTTCCTGATTTTGGACGATGCGCACAACTCAAGCGAGGGTGAGTCGGACGCAAAACGCTCTGAGGCTGTTCAGTGGTTCCTTGAGACCTTCCAGACCCGCGTGAACGATCTTGACAACAGTCCGATCATCGTTGTTGGGCAGCGCATCCACGAAGATGACGTGTATTCAGCGGCGATTGACCTTGGATACGAGCATTTGAACATCCCGATGGAGTGGGAAGAAGAGCAGCGCAAGACAACGAGCATCGGCTGGACGGACCCCCGCACTACTGAAGGCGAGTTGATGTGGCCGGAACGCTTCAGTGCGGACGCTGTGGAGCGACTGAAGAAGGCGATGGGTCCATATGCCGCGTCAGCACAACTCCAGCAGCGCCCTGTGCCCCGTAAAGGCGGCATGTTCCAAGTAGACAACATCCGCCAGATTGACGAGCTACCGGATGAGAACTTCATCGCTGTTCGGGCTTGGGACTTGGCAGGTAGCGAGGGCAAAGGAGCCTACACCGTCGGCACCAAAATGCTCTACGGCGAGACAAGCCAGCAGTTCTACGTTGTTGACGTTGTGCGCAAGCAGCTTGGCGGTGGCGCTGTGCGTCAACTCATTGAGAAGACCGCTGAAGAAGATGGAGTATCAACCAAGATCATCGTGCCTAAAGATCCGGGCGCAGCGGGCAAAGTCGTCGTGGAGGACATCATCGCCCTTCTGCACGGCTACAACGCCAAGGCAGAGGCGCAGTCAGGCTCCAAGGAGACGAGGGCAGAGCCATTGGCGTCACAGGTTGAGATCGGTCGTGTGAACGTCCTGAAGCGCACATGGACAAAGGCGTGGCTGGACGAGTTGAGGTTCTTCCCCAAATCTCGCTTCAAGGACCAGGTTGACGCGACTGCGTCTGCGTTTAACGAACTGTCGGCACTGACACGGAAGAAGCGGAAGACACCGCAGTTGACGGTTGTTGGGGAGAGGCAGAGTAATGTTCATAGAGTGGCTTAATGTATGCTCTGTAGAACATAAAGGCGTTTTATGACTTACGAAGCATACATTGATGAAGTTATGTATATCAAAGTGGACGTTTGATGCAGTTATGTATACCAAAGCAAACACATTGAGGGATTGAAACCTTTCCCCTATACTACGTCCAGAACACTTATAGGATACAAAAATGGCCCGTCCTTTCGTAGAACTTGGCGTAGCATCGGACACGAACCCATCTTGGGGACTTCGCCAGGATGAATTTATTGTCCAGCTTCGTGGGCGTCATGGTGTCAAGAAGTATCGTGAGATGGCGGAGAATGACCCGATCATCGGGGCCATCCTCACTTCCATGACGATGATGCTGCGCTCAATCGAGTGGCGCGTTGAAGGTAAGTCAAATAGCGCGGTTGAGTTCGTCAATTCTGTCATGCACGGTATGGACGATAAGTCGTGGGAAGAATTTGTTGCAGATGTTCTGACAATGCTCCCCTATGGCTTCAGCCTGTTTGAAATGGTGCCGCGTCGTGATTCCGATGGTCTCATCCGCATGAAGAAGTTGGCCGGACGCGCACAATGGACGATTGATCGCTTTGAGTCCAAGGATAACGGTGACGTTCTAGGTGTATGGCAGGTGGCAGCACAGAAGAACGTCTACATCCCATATTCAAAACTGTTGCATTTCCGCACCACCTCCATCTCGTCAGAACCTTCCGGGCGTTCAGTTCTTCGTTCTGCTTACACTTCATGGCGGGCACAGAATAACATCAAGTATTTCGAGGGCGTCGGCATTGAGCGTGAACTGAACGGCCTTCCTGTCGTCCGTATTCCGTCTGAGTTCATGTCGGCAGATGCCTCAGATGCACAGAAAGCTCTGTTTAACCAGATGAAGGTGATTGCGCGGGACGTGAAGCGTAATGAGCAAGGATACATCATCCTGCCGTCTGACCGTTTCGCTGACGATGATGGTAAACTCACCAACAACCTGATGGTTGAGTTTGACCTGATCGCCTCACGCGGCACACGCGACATTGATACCGGCTCGACTATCACCCGTTACCAACAGGAAATGGCAATGTCGGCTATGGCTGACTTCGTGATGCTTGGTGCCAATGAGCGTGGTTCTTTCGCGCTGTCTCAATCCAAGTCCGTCCTATTCCTCAAAGCCCTTGAGGGCTACGCCGATACCATCGCAGCACAACTGAACCGCAAACTTCTGCCCTACCTGTGGGAACTGAATGGCATGAACCCTGACGATATGCCGAAGATTGCGCGTGGACGCATTGCTCCTGTGGATCTTGAGGAACTCGGCCAGTTCATCCAGCGTCTTGCCCTGTCTGGCGTGGACCTGTTTCCCGATGAAGGTCTTGAGAAGCATCTGCGCGATGTGGCTGGGCTTCCTGCGGGTGATCCTAACAGGCCAAGGCCGAACGCAGAGGCGCAGGAAGCGGAGCAGGAGTAGTGGCCTACTCCTTCAAGACATCCGGCTGGCCTGAGCGGCTGTGGCGCACGAACAACGACGCCGATATAGCGCGTGGAAATGTTCCTGGTTCCATCCCATTCAGCACATTCGGTGAGAATGCTGTTACGGGATCGGGTTCTAGTATTGTCTGGCAGACAGGTATGCCGAACACGCTGACTGTGCCTGATAACATCCAACTTACTATCGTCTCAACATCGGCAAGCGATACCGGCAACATTGTTATCAAGTATCTGGATGGAAATCTGATTGAGCAATATGAAACAGTAACTTTGGACGGCACAACACCAGTAACAACATCGGCAACCGACATCCGCGCTATAAACAATGCGTATTCCAAGTACGGCCCTGTTAATGGAACAATCACGTTCGTGAGCGGTGGCGTTACCTACGGGCGCATGACGACAGGCGACATTCAGTTCCACACGTCCATGATTCGTGTTCCAGCCAACAAGCGTTTGATGATGACTAGCTTATATACCGGATCTGCTTCTGGTTCATCTGATAGTCGTGTCATCGTTAGCCTCGTCACTTCCTTCATTAACGGCGATAGTTTTGCTGATGATGGTTGGCTCCATCCCGTTGCCGCTGTTGGCGTGCAAGATTCATCAGAAGCCTTATCATTTGGTCCCTTTCCGATACCGGGGGGCGAATGGGTTGGTTTTAAGGCGAGTTGGGACAAAGCGACGACGATCACGGCTGGGTTCTTCGGGTATATGGAAGACGCATAATGGGGCCGAAGTGGATAGGTCAGCGCCCGCACTGATAAGGTGGTAGCGAGACAAACTCGGGTTCGACTCCCGACGGCTCCACCAAAAAAAGTTGTTGACGAATCATTTCAGATGTGATGAAAGAGTAATTGTCATTGAGCCGCTAGACGGCCACGAGCAACCAGATTGCCTGACATTGAACCCCGCCTTGTGCGGGGTTCTTTTTTGTCTCATAGTGATCTTATGGGCATCACTCCCAACACCAGCAATGGCTCCTGTGGCATCCGCTGCGTGCGGCGGATGGGGATTGTGGTGACGCATTCCTGTGGCCCTTGCTCTTCTCTGCATAATTCGGGGGATCACTATGATTCTAGCGGACAATCTGCGCCGATGTATCAGCCATTTCCGCTTTCTTTTCCCGCCCTGACATAGACAAAAACTTACCCACTTTTCTGACAGAGCGCCAATCCGAAAGGGTTGGCGTTTTCTTGTTGACGAATCCGTTACCGCATGGGAAATTGAGGGTTCCTACTGAGTGCCAGATTTGGTATTCAGGATGTTCATTTCACATTCAACCGAGGAGACTGGCCGTGCTCGATGCTGGTAGCAACTACGCCCCTTTCGCTAATCCTATGGCAATGCAAATTTGGGACATGAAATATCGTCTCAAAGAGCAGGACGGGACACCTATTGATGTAACGGTGCATGATACATGGAGGCGTGTTGCTAAAGGCCTTGCCAGCGTTGAGAAGGATTCAGCATATTGGGAGGATGAGTTTTATCGTGTGTTGGAAGGTTTTCGGTTTATTCCGGCTGGACGCATCAATGCAGGCGCAGGTACAGACCGCAATGTGACATTGTTCAACTGCTTCGTGATGGGCACGATTCCAGATAGCCTTGATGGTATCT